TCTGGACTCGAAGACCTTTTATGGTTTCACCACTGGCACGTTGACCAAGGCTGACATGACGACGAATGATTTCCTGTTGAATACCAGTCAGAAATTGTTCCGCTATTTCTTGATCTGTGTTAGCCATTGATTAACTGATTCAATTCATTCATTGCTTCAAGACTTGAAGATGTGCCAATTGTTGCCCATTGTATCGCCTGGGTTTGTAAGCGAATCGCATCCATGCGCTTACAAAGATTATCACAATAGCTTACCGCATTCTTCTGTATTGGCATACCGCAATGCAAACAATATTTACCACATTTTACCACTTATGAACAATTATTTGTTAATAACATCCCACTTGTTCAGGTCACAATTGGAATCCCGGGCGCGGATCTTTGCTGACAATGGACACCCTTTACACGCTTTACATATCAATCCTTCGACCTCCTTTATTTCATCACCGAACCAATCAAGGTATTTGCTTTTGACTGACTCCTTACACCCCGAACATACTTCAGCGCGCTTCTTTGCCAATCGTTCAAGAACAGGGTCGGTGAATACATAGTTCGTCCATCCTTGAACGAAGTTCTTAAAGCTAAACACAGTAGTCGAATTTCTCGAAGTCCAGTTCTATGGTCGCCCGTACTGCGTAACCCGTCAAGGTTAAGTCCTGAATGAAGTATAGTGGTTCGCGACGAATCCCGGTGATCTCTTTTATCCGTTCGTCGTTGTCCAGGGCAACAAGGAACCGCTTCGATACGATGAACATTGCACGAATGATTTCCTGAAGCTTTTCCGGACTACTCGAGAAATCAGACAGGACACCGAATCCCATGAGAATGTTATAGCTGCTGAATATGTTTCCACCACCAACGAATTCGTCATCGATATTGAATGGAAATAGCCACGCCGTTTCAGCCTCAGGAATCAGTTGTTCGTCCTGTGCCAGAATGTTCTGGTATGACTCAGGTCCGTGACCGAATTGAATAGGTGGACTTTGTTCGCTTGCTTTGAAGACAGCTTCCTTGATTATTTCAACGATGTCAGCTTCGACGGGTATGTTTTCCATGTGTTAATTTTTTAGCGTTTTCTTATCACGATTATTCCACCTTTTATCAATATCACCTTTTAATAATAGTATGGAATTTGCTACATCAACACATTCAACCTCGTTTGATTCGCCCTCCACCATTGGAGGTGACACTAAATGAGCAGCAGCACGTAATGCAAAGCTGACCTTACTCTCTCCTTTTAGTGGCATTATTGATTCGTAATTTGGATGTGCCATAAGCTCATTAAGAGCCTCTATTGATCTGTTTTCTGTTATAGATATACCGCCTCCCATAGTCTTCTAATTGTTTGATTGCTATTTATTTCTTGCTTTCTTCGCCTTGATTTCCGAAAGGCGTTCACGGAACTTTGCCACCTTACTGTCATACATCAGCTTGGTCACAATAGTTGCATAGTCAAGTTTAAGTACTTGTTCATATCTCAGTGGGTCGCCGTCCGCAAGGGCGTCGATCGTTTTGAAAATACCGAAGGGATCAAGTTCTTTAATGCCGGCCTGAATTTGGTCAGTATCGATTTCAGTTTCAAGTCTTTGCGCATCAAGTTCCCATATCCGCTGTATTTCCGCAAAAAAAAAGCGCCTATTGGATAGACCGTCATAATGGGTAGGTCCATCACCGTCGACATGAAGGTGTTGACCAGCGCCTTACTGAAGTCCTTTCCGTAATACTTGGAACAGAAGTACACAGAGAACCCGTAAGGTATTATCTGTGCCATGTCAGCCGTTCTTTTATCTTCGGTGTCACCCTTGGCGTTGGTGATAAATTCCTTTAGCATCTGTTCGTAGACAACCTTCTGACCGAATGATTCAAGTTCCAGGTCCGTCGATACTTTGATGACCTTCAGATTGAATACGACTTCCCGCGGTGGATTGAGTTTGTCCCATGCGATTACTTCCTTCGTCCATTCGATATGTGGCGCAAGCTGAAGATCAATGTCCAGTTCTTTACACAATTCAATCTTCTTGTATGATAGCCCGGACAATACCGCTACGATGGCAATGTAATCTTTCGGGTCACACTTACTTAGCTTGAAGAACTGATCGACTGTGACTTCGTCCCATGAAGTCGGGACTGAAAATGGTACTGTACCAAGTTTGAAATGTGCTGGCATGAATACAAATGTAGTAAAAAAAGAAAACCCCTGAAGTTATCAAGGGTTTCCGTCATGCAAAATGTTCCATGTAGAACATTCAAATATTTTCCTGGAGTATTCAACTGGATTAGCTAATCATAGACCGCGCTTTCGTGTTTGGTATTCAGTTAATTGAGATATAAAGATAACATAAAGGTAGAAAGCGAAAACCCCGACCGTCAAGTCAGGGTTCATAGCTGATTGTTTGTTTGGGTAAGGCATCACAATCAAAAAACCCGGGTCTCAAATATACTAATTCCGGAAATTGTACTTGGCCGGCTTGATCACGGTCTTGGATGTCAGTTCAGCCATGCCCCAAACCAAGGCATCAACACGGTTCGGTGACTTCTGACCGTCCAATGCCGCCCAGGTGGTCATTTCAGTTTCCAGTTCACCCAATACACCCACGTGACTGACTTCGCCGTCTTCATATTGTGCAGCAATCGGTTCAGCGCGGGTCATCTTTCCACGTGACGCCCATACTTCACGGTATGCAACAGACGCATCAAGGTTCTTTATTATCGTCCGTATCATATCACCACCATTATTCTTTTCACCGACAATCCGGTCCGCCTTGTATTTGTGATACAGATCAATTCCAGCTTTCGCCCACCCGTTCGGACTATATTTCCCGGTGGAATCTTCCAGAACATACTTCCGCTTGTCTACGCCAAGACCCACGACGACGATTCCAGTATCGTCGGAAGTGTCCTTGGCTGTCGTAGCCGGGTCGATGGCCACAATGATTCGACTTAGCGGTGGGATCTTCGAAACGCGTAGTATCATTGACATTTTCCACAGTGCGCCTTTGACATCTTCAAAGTCCTTGCCTTCATATTCCCGGTCGTACTTTACCTTGCTTCGCTTCTTGACCTTTAATCGCTTTTCATGCCATGACGGATTGAGGTTTTCCCGGTTATCTCGAAAGGTGGTGTGGATTCGGTGGGTCATATCGTAATACAATCCCGTTGATTCCCAGAATTGAAGCCGTTGCCATGATTTCATGTGCAATGCGTTGGATACCAACACGATCTTATTGGTCACACCCACTTCACGTATGGAGTCGTCAAGCTTATCGAATGATTCCTGGTCTGGGTGTTCCTCAAATTCGTCGTAGATGACGTCAGTAAGTCCCTGAATGCTTTTAAGGTTCGCCGTTTGGTTCAGGCTTGATGTCTTAACACCCTTGAATATGATCTTGCTTCCCGTGTACTTATTTATGATCTGATTGCCAACGATCTTGAAGTCCCCTGTGGCATTCTCACGCTCCATTGCAGCTTCGAACTCCGGAACAATGGACACTGAAGCCGATATCATGGTGTAACGCATGAACAGGATCACGCGGTTGCGCTCGTAGCTGATCCTTAGACAGTAGTCAGTGACAGCGAAAGACTTTCCCGACCCACGTCCGCCTTTCTCGTAGACGTATCGCTTGTTAGATGTGTAGAGTGGTTGATGTTTACGGTTTATCTTCGCCATTTACCCATTCAATTGGCTTGATACCAGGGAATTCGTGTGTGTGATCCTTCTTGTCCGCAAGTCCTAAGTCCCGGGCGATAATGTTTGGATTCAATAGGTCAGCTGCGGCGCCCGTGAACTTCTGATTCTTGATAATTAGTTCTACGCGCGTAATGACATCCAAATAATCTTGCCGGTCCTTGTAGTTTTCCCACGTCGTTATGACGATATCCAGGAAGATGCACAGTCCACCGATTGTCATAGCGCGCATCTTATTCACTTCAGCGTGTGTAATGGTTCCAGCGTTGTGAAAGACCTTGTCTTCCTTCAGTGGGTTGTCTTCAGTCCATTGAAAGTATTCGACGCACGATTCCCAAAGGAGTTCAGGGGTTTCGAATATTTTATCGCGACCATGCTTGGCGCGTTGCTTCCAAAATTGATTGTTTTCGGGTGCGGACATTATGCGAATGTACGGAATTCGCGGGTGTTGGGTTATTCGCCAAATATTAACAGCCTCCATTTATCTGACATTTCTTTTTCTAAAGAGTCAAAATAATCTTGGCTGATTCTGTTTGCATAATAATCGTCTTCCAAAGTATTCCTGTCAATCTTGTAAAACAGATAATTCAGTGGGTTCTTGAGATCAGTTACAGGCTTACCTTCACGCATCAGATATACGAAAATACCATCTTCGACGTCCATCCATGACAATTCATAAAAAGCTTCACCCTTTCGTATTCCTATTCTGCTATCCAAATGGGTCACGACATAAGTGTCGCTTCCGAATTCGTATTCGCCTTCAGCAAATTCTTTGTGGTCAATCAGGATTTGTGATTTCATCGATATCAACACGGTGCTTTCTCATGCCTTCAAAGCCAACGGCTTCAATAAAGGCATAACCATTGTCGTCAAAGTTACCGCCCT